AGCGCGGTTTTTATAAAAAATATTTTTGACCCTATATAGGTATATCCTGTATAAACTATGGGAGTTGACCTTTTTAACGGTGAAATCCTTATGGCAAGTAAAGCAGCGAGTAAAGTAACAGGAAAGCCCCGTGAAACGCGGGGCAGGCCACCAGCAACCGTTGAGCAGCCCCTGACACGCAAACAAGAACTCTTTGTAAAAGAGCTTGTAAGTAAAGACGGCCAGATAACCCTGCGGGAGGCCGCCATCAATGCTGGCTATTCGGCATCTTCCGCGCACACACGGGCTTATGAGCTTACCAACCAGCATATTTCTCCGCACGTCGTGGCGGCGATCCAATCCTACCGGCGGGAATTAGATGAAAAGTATGGGGTAACCTACCAACGCCATTTGCGTGACCTCCAGACCATCCGTGATATAGCTTTGCAGAACGGCGCGTATAGCGCAGCCGTGCAGGCTGAGTATCGTCGCGGTCAAGCGCAGGGCGACATTTACGTCAACAAATCAGAAATCCGTCATGGCAGCATCGACAGTATGAGCAAAGACGACGTTCTGAAAGCGTTAGAGGAAATAAAACAAAGTTATGCCCCAGTCACCATCAACATCACCCCTGAAGAAAAAGAGAACACCGGTAATCGCGGTAAAACGCGAGGCAGGCTTTTACAAGCAAATGAAAGAAGCGACGCAACGATCGACGCGGAAATTTCTTCTGACGAGAATTGAAAATTCTATCGGTGCGGGTATTCCTGATGTTCTTTTGTGCGACGAACAAGGCACGTTTCATTTTGTAGAATTAAAATTTTTGACCAGCAACGGCGTAACCTTGCAGCCGTCTCAGGTGGCGTGGCTTTCCCGTCACCAGCATAGCCCGTCATGGATATTAATCAAAAAACAGAATAAGCCGACGGATGAACCCGAATTGTTTTTGTATCCGGCCGGTGCAGCCGTCGATCTGAAAATGGACGGGCTGCAATCCGTCGAGCCGATACACTATCAAAAGGGGAAATTTAACTGGGATGTCGTTTTTGACTTGATATGTCCTAGATAATCCCATACGATAGCGCATCGTTAACTAATACGGGAGTTTTGAACGATGAAATATTATATCGGAAACATAGACGAGCAATATGGTGAGTTCGAGGTCGAGCAAACCATCCTGTTCGCAACCGCTGGTGATCCTGCTGAGGTAATGGAAGTGATTGCCAAGGACTGGTATGGGCTGGATGAGCATGACTCTATGGGTCTTCGCGAAGGTATGTACTGGAATGATGGTATGGCCTATGGGGCGGGTCTCCACTACGAGGTGACCAAGGCCACATACGATGAACTGAAAGACAAGCGTGTCTTTACTGAAATGTGGGAGGATAACGAACCTCAGTGGGACAGAACCCCCAAGGCTTTTGAGGGGGACAGTGATGATTAAAACCTTGATGGAATGCTTGAACTGCAAGCACACCGAAGAGCATATTGCGCCATTGCCGGAGCAATGCCCGAAATGTCAATTCTATTGTTATTACAAGCCAGAGGAAATGGACGATGATTGATGTTAAAAGAAAAATTCATGTTGATCTGGTGGCTTTGTATGATCTGGCCTATCAGAATGATCTGCCCGAAATATGTGGGGCGTTGTCTAATGTCGAGCATATGGTTTGGGAATTGCGCCGTCGTGAAGATAAAGAAGGGGAAAAAGCTTAATGTTTATATTCAGTATCATTGGCCGATTGCTCTATGGTAAAGATTACGAAAAATTAAGTCAGCGGGTTAACCGTCAGCCAAAACGCCGCCGCCGCCGATAGAAATTTTTAAAAATTCAAGCTTGACTAGTATGGGCTTTTATGAGACAACCAACACCAGCAGCAGAAATGTTGCTGGTTTTTTAACTTCTACGGGAAATAGAAAAATGACACATACTATCGAAAATAGCCAAAATACCCTGACACGTTTGCTGGAAAAAGTTCGCGACGATGCGGCGAGAAAATCAGATTACATTGCCCCGACGCATGATTTGCAGAAAATCACAAATGATCAGGGCAAACCCCAAATCGTTATTGAGCAGCGCGGCGGTGAACCGACACGCATTCTGGACGTTAACGACGTTGCGTTCGGCCAGATTGCTAGCCATGCGGGCATTGACGTTAGAACCGCCCGCCGTTTGCAAGCGGGTTATTCTGATCAATTTGACGGCCTGTTAAATGCTATCTGGCAAAAAGAACCGACGGTTCGTATGTTGCGGGCGCATGACGGGTTGGCGTTGTCCGACGGCGGCATTGGCACGTTGCGGGCTTTTGTTTCGGACAAGTTTAAAACTTATGATCACGTCAATCTGCTTAATGATGCCTTGCCGCAATTAATGGCAAGCGATGCGCGGTTTCAGGTAGTCAATGCAACCGTGACCGATAAGCGGCTTTATCTGCGGTTAAAATCCCTTTCCCATACTGGCGACGGGGCGGGTGTCGGTGACGTTATGGCAAATGGTATTGGCTTGCAAAATTCGGAAGTTGGCGCGGGTTCGGTTTCTGTTTATCAAATCGCTTGGACGCTGGCTTGTTTAAACGGTATGCAAACCCAAAACAAAACGCGGTCTAGCCATATCACCAGCGGCCGCGATGCCGACGACTGGGGATTGCTTTCCGATGAAGCAAAAGACGCGGATAATGCCGCGCTTGGTTTAAAAATTCGTGACCTTGTCGGGGTTTATTCCAGCCGCGATAGTTTCGATGCTATTCTGGACGGTATGAAAGCCGCCGCCGCTGACGTGATCGACGGTGATGCGATTGACAAAACCGACGTCGTCGCAAATCTGGGCGCGGTTATGAAATTAACCAAGGCCGAAACTAGCGACGTAATGAACGGGCTTTTGGATACTATCGGCCAGTCTGGATATGAGCGCGATAAGCCGCTATCACGGGCAACCCTAATCAATGCGGTGACGGCGGTATCTCACAAGGCCGACGCTGACGATGTTGACTTATGGCAGCAACGCGGCGGGCAATTGTTGAATATGCGCCGTGCCGACTGGCAGCGCGTCGCAGTTGCCGCATAATATAAAACAATTTTCCCCGATAAGCCCCGCCCTAAAAGCGGGGCTTTTTGTTAAGGCTTGCACATTATGGGAATATATGCGATAAACCGGAAACTTTTAAATTTTCTTGAGGGGTTTATCATGTTAAAAACTACAGCTATCAGCACCGCAAAAAAGACCGCCGGTTGCGCCGTTACATATCGCGCCGGAACCGGTGACAAGTTTGCAACTTGTCCCGCTAGCTGTTCATTAAATCCAAGCGGGCGCGGTTGCGCGGAAATCGACGAACCGTATTTAGACGCGGTTTTGTCGGCCGTGCCCCGTCGCGGTGTTTCTTTTACCTATTCCCATTTTGATCCGATTTTTTGGGCTCATAAGTTGGCCGCTGGCAAAACTGTTATCAATTACAGCGCGGATGGTTTACTTGATGCCTATTCGGCTTTTCAATGGCGCGCGCCGGTTGTGACGGTTGTTCCGGAAAACTTTTTTGCAAATGGTAAATGGGATAAGCTGGCCGACGTTCGGTTGGTGCGATGCCCCGCTGAATATAACAGCGCGGTAACGTGCAACAATTGCGGCGACGGCTTGCCGCTATGCGCCCGCCCCGATCGTGATTACATAATTACCTTTACGGCGCATGGTTCGGGCAAAAAGAAAATTAACACCGGCCAGCGCGGCGGCTGTTATGCCGACGGCGGCAACGTGAATATTCACTGGCAGAACACGGCTAAACAATCACAAGCGCAAACCGACGGCGAGCGGTTGCGGGCTTTTGTTAAAACCCTGCCAACCGGTGCAATATTGCGCCAGCACGTCGCCGGTGATATCGGGAAAGAATAACCCGCCCCGCATTGCCCCATTGCCCCGCCTTGATCGGCGGGGCTTTTTTATTTGACAGGCTGGCCGGTGTTATCGCATATTATCTCACAAGCGGCCGGATTGGCTGGCCGCAATTACTACGGGAAATAGTAAAATGGAAAATCAAAATTTTATACCGGCCGAAACCCTTGACCCTCGCGATCAGCAAATCCTTGCATTGGAAAGCCAGCTTGAACACTTCCGCCGCCGCGATCAATTGAAAGCCGAACAGTTAGACCAGTTGGGCGATGCGATCATGGCCTTGATCGGTGACAAAGTTGAAGCTTTGGCTGAAAGCAAAGCGGATGAAGCCGTCGAGGGGGCTTTTCAAAACTTCAACAACGATTTTAATATTTATGATCACCAGATCGAAATCGAAGAAATGATCGACGAGCGGTTGCCAATCGCTCAGGACGAGGATGATCACCGCGAAGCCGTCGAGTCTATTGTCAGGGATATCCTTTCAGGCGCAACCGTCACTATCGACGTTTAAGCCCCGCACAAGCCGACAACCGCCCCCGCTGGTGCATTACTAGCGGGGGTTTTTTAATGCCCGTCACCGGCCAGCGTTGCCCGATTAAAAGAGTTAATGAAGCCGCGCCGTGCCCCGCGCCCGTTGTCCCAAACCTACCAGCCCGTGAACCGTGCACCGTGACCGGCTGGCCGTGATCCGCGGCACAAATCCCGTTGGCAGCGGGCGGGCGATCGTGACCGGCTGGCCGTGATCCGCGAACCAAAAGCCGTGTTCCGCGAACCGTGATCAATGGCAAGGGGCCCCTGCATATCGGGTCAAAAACCGCAGAAATCCGCCAAAAATCCGCGATCCGCGCAGCGCGGCCACCGGCCTGCCTAGCGGGGGCAAGGGCCATGTTTCTCTCAAATATTTATATAAAAAACGATATGGATTGTTTCAC